CCATAACTTCTGTACGAATAGTCGTGCCAGCGGCTGACAACCCAAATAGTTTTTCTAACGTATAATTCTCCTGTTAGTTTTGAACTACTAAACGTTTTTCGTTTAGCTTTTTGACGTTTAAACGTCTAAAATAATTAGACTAAGGAAACCTGTGTCTTACCGAAGTCTCTTCTTTTTCCGAAATGTATAAATTCTAAAAACTTTTCTTTAGTCATATCAGGTTTGTCTGAAAACTCAAATTTATATGTAACATTATTTTTAAGAGGTTTGTCATGCAGTAAATAACCTGTAAAATCATAATCATATGTCTTTTTAAGTGGATAAAAACTTAATTTATTAAAATCAACAACATAATTTTTGTTAAAATCCATAAGCTGAGAAACTAGTTCTTCATCAATTGAAAAGTTTTCTTTTACAAACTGCTCAAGCAACCCAAACACGTGCTCATGTTTATTCTGATCAATAATAGATAAAGTACCAGCGTGCATAAGATTCCAGCCAAGAATCTCAACTTTTCCTACACCTTCGTGCTCACAAACTCCTTTAGTCATCCAATTTAAATAATGTTGACGTATTTTTTTCTTTTCTTTAACGAACCAAGGATCTTTCTCTAAAAACTTTTCAAGATCACCGTAAAAAACATCATAACCAATACCAAAGTGTTTATTAATAATCCTGGCTATATATGTACTTAGTCCATCAATATGAAAGGTTGTAATAAACCAATTAAATAAATGACAATCCATCATATCATCAAAACTTAAATCTTTCGTACTAGCTACGAGTTCGACTTCTTCTTTTAGTTCATCTGTACTATGGCTTCCACTCATATAATCATAGACATAAGTACTTTTAATATCAAACTGTTCTCGCTGAGAAAGATTCATCTGAGCATTCTCTAACAGCTGTGCCTGATATATAGTGATCCCTGTGTGATTACCAGCATCAAAAAGCTGCCAAAAATTATCTTTCCATGACTCTTTTGTTTCACCAGGAAGTCCTAAAATAGTTTCAGTAAAAACAGGAATATTGTTTTTGTTGCACAAGTCAAAAATTTCGGTAATCTGATGCTCTCCCAGATTCCTTCTTTCAATGTTCTCTAAAACATCAAGATTCATGCTCTGAACACTAATGCTAAGACCATTAGACCTGTAGGGGGTCTTAAAAAACTTTTTAATAATATCAACGACTTCTTGTTTTTGGTTTTTTGCCCATGTAACACTCCATCTATAAGGATAACCATACTCAATCTGAAGATCTATAATCTTATCGGCGATTAAATTATCACGTTCAATAAATATTCCAAAATTAGCATCAGTTATTGTGACTAAGCCTATTTTATTTTTTGCCATCCAGTCTAACTCAGCAAAAACTCTATCTAATCCAACCTTCTTTACCTTACTGTGCGTTAGACTACCCCAATCGCAAAAGGTACATTTATAAGGACAACCTCTATTAGTCTCTAAAGTTCCGTTCCACTCAACATCATCTACTTCACTCATTATATCATTAAAAACACCTGTCAAATAAGGACTAGGTAAGATTTCAAGATCTGAAATTCTAGCTGAGGTTCCTGTGTTTTTTATGTTCCCACCATAGTTAATGAGTAGTCCAGGAATAGTTTCTATATTGTTATTTTCAATGTAGGCTACTAAAAGATCTCTAAATGCAATCTCACCTTCACTTTTTACTACAACGTCCATAAATGGGTATAGTTTAAATAACTCTGGATTAGTTATTGGTATTTCAGGTCCACCAAAAACTAATAGTATGTTAGGATTAACTTCTTTTAGTTTTTTGGCGATGGCGTAGTGATAATTTTTATTCCAAACATAACAACTAAAGGCAACAACCTTATCGTGTTGTAAATTACTTACAACCTCGTCAACATTATCTCTACGCCAAATAAGTTTATTTAATTTTAGGTTACTATCAATAGTTTCGTGTGTTTTCGCATAAGCCCACAAGCAACCGACAGTATATGGAAGATAATAAGCATTTATCTCCTTTGGTCCTTGTTGAAAATTTGCGTTTACAAAGCTAATAGTTTCCATTTTTAACTTTATTAACTAACGGCTCTCATTCTTTGAACAAGACGATCAGCTCGGTTAGTGACTTGACGATACCAACCAGAATCTACCATTTCGTCAGCAGCACGATTCCAGTCACGAGCATCAACTCCAGCTTTCATGCCTTTGAATTTAGAGAGACGTGGACGTCCCATATTAAACATCATGTTAGCTACAATTTGCTGAACTTCTTCTGGCAAATCATCAAAGTCTTCATAGAGTACTTTACACTCGTCAAGAACAGTTTGTACATCTTTCTCAAACGCTTCGATGACACGCTCTTCAGATACTTCAGTGCCAATCTCTTGACCGTGTTCTGGGTCTGATTCAAGTACTAAGTGTCCGATACCAAAGGTTGCATAGCCTAGATGATCATTATAGATCTCATACTTTACACCTTCATCAATTTCAAGTTGTTTTCTTAATTGTTCAATATTCATTAATTATATCCTTTCTTTTCATGTAAATATTTCATATAGTAGTCTTCTCTGTCTTTGTCCATTTCTTTTCGCATACGACTTACATTCTTTAGTTCTTGTTTGTCCAAAAGAGTAACCTGCTGAGTCCAGTTATCTCGTTTTACAGGTATAACTTGACAGATTGGAGTACCAGCAGGTATAAACACCCTACCTCCAGGTTCAAGCTCTGTGTGAATAAAAGGAATATTTACGACATTGTTATAAACGTCTGAATCTACAAGTCCTGTAAGAGGAATAATAGGAGACTCAAGACGGTTAATACAAGGTAAGTAAAGAACAGAATAGTCTTTAGGAGTTTCAATAACCCAAGGATTCATGTATTTAAGAATAGTCATATTCTCAAAAGCTGAGCCTTTTACTTGAGAGGCTGGATGACTTTCAATAGGGTTCCAACGCTCTACTAAAGCTCTATGCTGGTCATCAAGATACGGAAGATGTATTTTTCCTTCAGGAGTTAATTCAATTAAGGCATCCATATGCATCAACATTGTATAACCAGCAGTCATAGCGTCTAAAAAAGGCATACAACGTTTTACGGAAGAGATCTTGCCAAGATTTTTATCCTCTACTTTAGGGGATAGATTCTTAAACCAAGGCGGTACGATCTTTTTTGAAGGAATTGGTGGTAAGACAATTTGATCAGGAAAATCCTTAATCAAATGAAATTTGATTGTTTTGTTTGTTGGCATGGCTTACGTGTTGGTTTGAGTGAGTGAACTTGGAATATCTTCCCGATTTGGTTTTACTGTACCACAATCACATACGTCACAACCACAGGTTTCACAATCTGGTGAGTAGCAGTGGCAGGAATGACCGCAACTTTTGCAGGTTTTTACATCATCTTGCATTAAACTATGCCTCGTGATTCTAAAGAGCAGTTTTCTTTTCGCTGAGTAACCCAAGATAGCTCTTGAATTAGACGAGTGTACCATTGTTTATCATGAGGATCACTTGCATTGTCTCTATCTGCTTTAAGTTGTTCAATACGAATATTGATATAGTCTTCTATAGAATTTTTCTTTTTTCTCAACCTTGTAGGTTTTGTGATAATTTTATCCTTAAGAGGTATTCCGAAAGAATATTGCATAATAACTCCTATTTACGGTCTAAACCACGGGTGTATTTTTGACTTTTTGGAGGCGACTTCTTAGATCCGCTAGGTCCGGCCCAATATACTTTGTCTGCCCAATAAGCAGCTGACATCTTTCCTTTGGCGATGTTTTTTGCATGGCGAGCTTTAAAGCTTCTGCGTGCCTCTGGAGAATAATTGTGCCCCATTGAAGAATCTCCAAAGTGTATAAGTCGCACTTTATCTCCCTCTTTAGCGAGCACCATTCCTTTTTTTCCTGCTCTATTTGAGCGTCTTGGTTTGTTGAATCCATCAAATGTAGTTCCTCTATACTTGATTTTACCACTTGGTGTGCGTTCTACTCCTGGGTATTTTGACATTTTTCATATCTCTCTTTACTTTTATTAACAGTCTGCCATTGACGATGTATTTTTTATACATTCTAGTATAAAGTCTTTCTTAAAATCCGTCAATACCAGTTTTTCTTAGTCCACGGATCATGTGCTTCGTGCATATTTGGATTACCGTGATACGCTGCAATACTGGTTTCAGGTAAAATTTTAGGGGGTGTTTGATCTATAAAATTAAGTATGCCGTCTATCATTCCTAGGGTGTGACGACCTTTCATTTCATTTTTATAGCTCTGAACCCATTCGTCAGGCCAATATTCCCACGGCTCACAATACTCATACATCCAATCTTGATCACTGTCCAATCTGCGTGTGATATCTATTCTGTCGTTAATGTAATTAGCATATTGAATCTGTCGTGCGCCACTGTGTACTCTAAAAACACTGCTATTAATTTTATCATAACTCCTTATACGATGTCTAATGAAGTCTCGTATTATGACAAAATCTTTTTCAGGTTTGTATGTGAAAAATTTGTCTATGTTATCAAAAACAATCAAGTCTAAATCTAAAAACAGTATAGTGCCTTTCAACGGCAGCTCTGCACCGAGAAACCAAGGTTTATACCACCAACCTTCTACAGGTATATTCGGCAGTGGTTCTGTGCGTATATGCTTGTCAACCTCACGGTTGCTTTCTGTAAAACATACAAATTCATAGTCAACTGTAGTATTCCTATTGACCATATTATATAGTTTATTAACATAGTCAGCACTGTATTTATTTCCCCATTTTAGACATACAATATAATTCTTTGGGTTTGATGCTTGGTATTGTACCTGCCCTTCTACTTCTGGGTATTTTGACATTTGCTATATCTCTCTTTAATTTCGTTTACAATTTGCCACTGACGATGTGTTAATTGTGGAAATTTATTTTGTGCATTAATACAACCAATTATAAAGTCTTTTTCAGAATCCGTCAAAGCCTGTTTATCAAAGAAATCCTTAAGAGATTTTTTAATCCTACGAGTGCTCAAAAGTCTATATCCTTGCCTTTAGATTCCCACGTTTTATAACGAGTAGGGTCGTTTTGTGGTATTTCATAGATAAACGGATCTTTTTTCATGATCTCCTCTTTTCTTTTTTGAAACTCTTTTTCAAGTTTTCTTTCCTCAAACCAGTTAATTATTTTACTCAACATTATAAAGTCTCCTTTTAACACATTCATAAACTTGATAGTTAGCTTCTTCACTTAAATGATTTACTGATCCTCTACTTTGGTGAAACAGCTCTTTAATTTCTAAATCTGAGTCTGTAATAAACAAACAGTTTTGAGTCATTGCAAGATGGAAGATTTCTTTTTTAATTAATGAAGAGATAGTAGTATAATAATCATAATCAAAAGAAATTATATACCATAAATAAGATATCCAAAGTTTAAAATTAAATAAATTTTTTATTTTTTTAACATGAAAATTAAGATCAGAATAAAGTAAATCACAGTCTTTGTGAAGTATAGAATTACTATGAATAGGATGTTTGGGTATGTGTAACCTAAAATCACTAGTAAAGCAAACTATAATTACATCAAATACAGATAAATCTAAAGACCTTAACTGACATAATATCTTATACTGACTTACTCCAGCTTGAGCTATATTGGTAACGTCAAAATCATTGGCTAATAGATTAGGCCAACCTAGATACGAGCTTTTTTGTTTTTGCCAGTCAGCAGCAAAACTATCTCCTGCTATCAGAATTTTCATTTAAAAGATCAAACTGTTGTCTACGATTCTTAAGCAAAGGTAAAAACGGAACCGCATCCTGTTCAAAAACTATAGGATCTGTGCCATCAATAGTCATTATAATTGCAAGGTCTCTAATACCTGTTCCATACATTTCGTTATGAGCGACAGCATATGCACATCCTTGGATGTAGTAATCTGTAATTTGTTTGGAAGATTTTTTCTTTTTTGAAGTTTTGAAATCAATAATGGTAGGTTTACCTTTCCAGATTCCTACCATATCACATCTTCCAGCATATTGATATTTGTTAGACCACAATACTTGTTCTTGGCCCCAAACTTCTTCAATACCTCTTTCCGTAGCTCTAATCAAGTCGCGACTCATCTGGCGAACGTCTAAACGCTCCTGAGTTAAGTCTGCCCATACGTCTTCGCCGTTAAAATGCCTTTCAGCATATTCATGTACTAAAGTACCACGATCAGTAGCTTCTTTTGATACTCTACGAGCCTCTTCTTCACCTACGCGCTCAATCCATTTTTGAAGCCAAGTGTTATCAGAAGTTTTGCCTAAAATAGTTGTGATTGATGGATAGGAACCATCAGGAGTATGATATGTTCTACCTGTAGGTAGTGTATCCGTATCTACTTCAGTTGTGTATTGAAATTTCTGCTTTGAAATCTTCCACAGTGTTGACAATGGGTTTACCTTTCTTATTTAAGCTTGTGTTAATCAGTATTGGATACCCATACTGTCTCGTGATTTCAAGAACTTTCCACAAGTAAGCATTAGATGACCCTGTAACCATCTGTAATCTAGCAGAATTATCATGAGTTTTAAAGTTTCCACCAATAATATCAGCGATGAACAACATGTTCATATCAGGTTGATAAACTTTGAAAAATCTATCCATTTCCTCTTTTTGGCATACAGGAGCATAAGGTCTCCAAAAATCAGTATCTCTTTGCTTAATTTTATTAAGCTTATTGATATTAACCTCTGTCGGAGCACATAAAAAAGATCTATTACCTAAAGCACGTGGTCCAAACTCTGCCCTACCTTGAATGATAGGAACTATTTTACCTGCTATTATATCTTTTGCTGCTTCTTCAGGAATAATATTGTTATTAGAATGTTTACCTAGATAAGCATTTTCCCATAAAGGTCGTGAAATAAGTGCTGCTGCTCCTAAAGCACATCCTGCATCTCCTGCTGCGGGCTGAATTGCTATTTTATTAAAACCAGAATGTTTTACTAAGTAAGTATTTGCAACACAGTTAAGTGCTACTCCACCAGCATAAGCTAAGTTAGTAAGCCCTGTCTCTTTCTGAAGCCAAGTTGCAAGTGCTAAAAGTATATTTTGAGTGACTTGTTGTACAGAGGCAGCAATATCCCAATCCAACTCTCCAGTACCTACTCCGCGCTCAAGGTTGTGTAAAAAAGTATAGTCGCCATCTGAATTATAATCTACTATTTTTTGGTTAATCCAAGATGCCCATTTAGGTGTACCATAAGAAGCAGCACTCATAACTTTGCATTCATCAGAAAGAGGAGTAAATCCCAATAAGCGTGTTGCTGAACTATAAAATAAGCCAATAGAGTTTGGATAACGAAAGCGCTTAATCCACTCTATTTCACCGTTACGATAAACTCCTAGTGATGTTGAATAGCGATTGCCAACCGTATCAACAACCATTATAGCACACTCTGTCCAATCAGTCATCAAGATAGAGCTCATAGCATGAGCCTCATGATGATCAACTAAAACAGGGCGTGCTGATGTAAAACGTTTGATGTCAGATTTAAATTGAGAATAAGTAGTTTCTTCATAAAAAGCTGCAAACTCCCAATCATCATGAGAATCTTTTAACCAACGAATAGTTTTCTCAGGAAATGACTTATCAAATTTCTGACGAGAAAAACGCTCCTCATGTGAGGCGCCTAAAATTCTTGTGCCGTTGATAGACGCTGCTGCACTATCGTGATGATAAGAGCTCACTCCTAAAATCTTCATTAAAATACCTTATAGCTAAATCAAAATAAGTTGCTGTAGTAAAGCCATTATAGCCTACAGAGGTTAAGAAGTCAACAAAAGTCCATCTTTTGTTATCTACGGTGGGTTGTATTCTATGAACCATAAAACAAGGAAATGTCACAGTTTTTCCTGGGCTTGGATAAATTCTTGCTATAACATTGTTTGGTGTTGG